GGCGCCGCCGACGCGGCCAAGGCTCTGCTGGCACAGCGGAGGGCGGCACATGCTGGGTAATCAGGAGCAGGATCGGCTGGTCGATTTGCTGGTGGCCACCGCCGAGGTGATCGGCGACCAGCTGAGCCCGAACGCCGCCGCCTACATGGTTTCGGATCTGGCGCAGTACCCGCTGCCCATGCTGGAGCGCGCGCTGGCGTCGTGCCGCCGGGAGCTGAAGGCGCGGCTGTCGCTGGCGGCGATCCTCGAACGCATCGAGGACGGCCACCCGGCGCCCAATGAGGCATGGGCCAATGCGATCCGTGCCGCCGACGAAGGCGCGACCGTGGTGTGGACCGAGCAGACCCGCGATGCGTGGGCGGCGGCACTGCCGCTGGTGCAGGCGGGCGACAAGATCGCGGCCCGGCCGGCATTCCTGGAGGTTTACGCCCGGCTGGTGAAGGAAGCGCGCGCTGCACATCGCACGGCGACCTACCAGCTGTCTCTCGGCGCCGACGTGTCTGGCCGGGATGGGGTGCTGCAGCAGGCCGTGGCTTCTGGGCAGCTGATGCACGAGCAGGTGGCGGAACACCTTGCACTGCCTCCAGCAACGCCCGCGTTCAACCCGGTGGCGCTGTTGGCGGGGACCGTAGAGGCCTCGCCGACCGCCAATGCCCGAGCCCGTCAGCGCCTGGCGGAGATCGCGGAGCTGCTGGGAGACAAGGCCGCATGAGCCCCGATCACTTCAACCTCGAAGTGCGCCCGGTGAGCGAGCCCGTGGCCGAGGCGGGCTGGTATCTGGCTTACGGCTACGGGATCAAGCCGATGGTGGTCTACGCGACGCGCGGGATGACTGTCTGGCGCGATGGCATGCGGCGCATCCCAATTACCCGCTACGCCGGCCCAATCCCGGAGCTGCGCTGATGTGGTCGAACGCACCGCCACCAACGAGAGAGGAGGCGGGCCGGATCGAGCTGGCCAAGACCGGCCCGTGCATGGCCTGCCTGGCGCTGCGGATGCAGGGCCTGCTGGATCCGGAGTTGGTGGTGTACGGCTGCGACTACAACCACGCCAAGAGCGGAAACCTGCGGCGCGGTCACATGTTCGGCTACGCCCTCTGCAAGTGGCACCACATGCGGCATCCGATGGAGGGGAACACCTTCGCGACGATGCGCCAGATCTACGGCCCGAGCCTGATGGATGGCTCGCGGACCTTCCACGAGACGTATGGCTCCGATGACGAGCTGATTGCCAATCAGACCTACGTGAACGAATTGAGGGTATGACCATGATGGAAAGGAGTAAGACCAATGCAGGCCGAGTGCGCGCGCTGTTCGAGCGCCAGCCATCCGCGGCGCTGATGGCCCGCGAGATCTACCAAGGCGTGGGCGCAACCACGCCGATCGACCGTGACCGGATCCGCAGCGCGCTGCGGGACCTGACCGAGGCCAACTACCTCTTGAAGGATGGCACTGGCCAGCGGGCGTTGTTCCGGCTGTCGGGCATCGGCATGCCCCGGGCGTTCGTTGTGACGGACGAGCAGCGCGAGCGCTGCCGTCTCGACAAGGCACACAAGCAAGCGCTACGCCGGGCCGCGAGGCGAGGTGGGACGGCAGGCGCGCGCACGGCGGACAAGATGACGATCAACAGGGCGCGGGTGGAGCGGCTGTCTGGCCTGGCCCCGGCGAAAGCCTGGGGCAAGGAAAAGGACGGACAGCGGCCGGCCGAGACGGTGGAGCAGTTCCAGGCACGCGGCGGGCAGGTGCAGCGCCTGACGGCCAGCTGGGAGCAGCGAGCATGAGCAAACGGAAGATCATCGCGGCAGCGAAGCGCAAGGGCCTGACTGTCGAGTCTGCGCATTACGGCTGGTCAGCAACACCGGGAGAAATGGTTCCAGGCTGGGAGGTGCAGTTCGGTCCGGAGATCGATGAGCTGTTCTGCGAGGCCGAGCTTCAGTACTTCGATAGCACCAGCGAGGCGCTGCAGTGGCTGGATGCACTGGTGGCGCTGCCGCGCCGGCCGGACTGGTTCCCTATCGCGGACGCGCCGCAGGACGGCACGCGGCTGATGCTGTGGGACTCGGTGAGCCAGCGGCCGGTGTTCGGCAGCTGGCGGGGTGACAACCCGGCGATCACGCACTATGCCGCAGAGCCCGCTGGGCCGGGGGTGTCCTGATGGGAGCCGCCGGGGAGCGGGAACTGGTCGATCAGCGCTCCGTACTCATCCCTGCCGACGACGTGAAGGTCGTTGCGGCGTCCGCATCTGGGGCACACGAAGTGCAACCCGAAGCGGTCGACGTTGGGCTCGACCTGGTCCAATCCGGCGAGCGCGATGTGGCAGCGGATGCACTGGAGCATGAGGCCGGTGTACGCCGGAATGGTGACGGTGAGGCTACAGCTGACCATCTCTCTGTAGAGGGCCTCAAAAGAGTCTCAGCAACCAATGAACCGGCGCGATCGCGCGCTGCACGAGCAAACCACCAAGGGGAAGGCGCATGAGGACGAACAAGGCACGCGAATTGCTGGCAAGCCGTATGGGGCCGACCACGCAGAGGTTCGACGCTGGCTGTGGCGGCGGACGGCCGGAGCTGACGACGCAGGACATTGCGGCCGCCCTTGCGTACGTGCCGGATGGCCTTGGGCGTGAGCTGCTGGAGGTGCTGTGGTGGCCGGAGAGCGCAGCGCGCCGTCGCGAGCATCTGCGCAAGGCGGTGATCGGCTTGGTGGCGCCAGAGTTCATCCAGCAGATGCATGGCCTGGCCACCGCGCGGACCGAGTTCGGCATTGCCAAAGCAAGCATCGGCTGGGGCGGCGGGCCGGTGACGGATATGCAGCGGCGTGAGCTGAGACGGGCAGAGAGCGCACTGGATGAGGCGCGCGCTGCGGCATGGCCGAACAACACCATGGAGCAGCTTGGGGTGCTGGCCAGCGCTGTGATTGAGGAGATGGCCAGCTGTGGCTGCTGCAAGGCCTGCGACGGCCTGCGCATTCAAACCGCCCTTGAGGGTGGCGGGGTGGTGGAGTGCGAGGCATGTGGCGGGATGGGGCTGGAGCAGCTCAGCGGCAGAAAGCGCGCTGCAGCGATTGGCGCCGACAAGTCGGCCTATCAGCGGTTCTGGCAGCCGGTCTACGAATGGATGCTGGAGCGCATGCGAAGCGCTGAGCACGTTGCTGCCGAGAGTCTCTCAAGCGCGTTGAACCGCGCGGCTTAGTGGGGACTTGCAGGGTCCCCACTTTGGCGTGCAATCTCGTCACCATCCAGACGCAAGCCCCGGCCCAGCCGGGGCTTTTTCTTTTCCGGAGACGCAATGGCGCAGATCACTCCCCAACAGGCTGGCGGCGTGAACGTCGTGGCCTTCCTCGACATGCTGGCCTGGTCCGAGGGGACCGACAACGGCAAGCAGCCCACCAACAACAGCGGCTATGACGTGTTGGTGGGTGGCAGGCTCTTCAACACTTACCGCGATCATCCGCGTGTTCTGGTTCGCCTGAACCCGAAGCTGGCGTCGACGGCTGCAGGTCGCTACCAGTTTTTGTCGCGCACTTGGGACAGCCTGCGGCGCCAGATGGGTTTGGCGGACTTCGGCCCGCTGAGCCAGGACAAGGGTTGTGTCAGGCTGATCCAAGGGCGGGGTGCTTTGGAATCGGTCAAGGCCGGCCACATTCATCACGCGATTGCGCTGTGTTCCAAGGAATGGGCGAGCCTGCCTGGCGCTGGCTACGGCCAGCACGAACACAAGTTTACCGACCTGTTGGCCGTGTACCGCAAGGCCGGCGGGACGGTGGCGCCGTGACCGAGCCCGTGAGCACCATGAAAATCATCGTCGGGACGTTCACCGCTGCCGTAGTGGCGCCGGCAACTGCCGATGCGCTCCGGGAGGCCGAGCGGGTCATCCTTGGCGTGCCGCAGTCTGTGTTGCTGGTGGCCATGGCCGGCGCCCTGATCGGCGTCCTGCTGCTGCCGGAGAAGGATGCGGAGCGAGTCGCTGCCGACGCCAGCCGTCGGCGCGGTCACCGCTTCCTACAGACAGCCGCGCGCTGGGCTGCCCTGGCCGTGGCGGTCGTGGCCTACGCCATTGTGGCCGCATGGGTCATCGCCGTTGCTGCCTCCATCTGGCCGGCACTGGCGGGCGCTCCGCAGCTGCCGCTGGCCGGCCTGTCCGGCGTGCTGATCCGCCGGCTACTGCCCGGCTACGTGCGCATGGTGGAGAAAGCCACCGGCGCCATCGGAGGCGACAAGCCATGAACGTAGTGATTCGATTCCTTCGCGCGCTGTGGACGCTGATCGTAGGCGCCGCTGCCGATGCGCTGCAGTGGCTGAGCAAGCCCGGCAGCAAGGTCAAGCTGGTGTGCGCCGTGCTGGCATTCGGCTGCATGGTGTCCGGGCTGACCGCCTGGGAGAAGGAGCAGAAGATCCGCGCCCTGAGCGCCCAGGTGATCAGGGTCCGGGCCGACTGGCAGGCCGATGCCGCCCGACTGCAGGCCGAGGTGGACAGCCGCGATCAGCGTCTGGCCGAGGTCGCCGCCGCACTGAGAGCCGAAGCCGAGAAGCTGCAAGCCCTCCGGGACGAGAGTGCTGAGGCACTGCGGGCCTTGGCGGGAAAGGTCGAGGCTTCCGAGAAGGAGGCTTCCACCTGGCGCGGTCGCTATGAGCAACGGCCCGACACCTGCAAGGCAGCACTGGAGCTGCTCGATTCCGCCTGCCCAGCACTGAAGGGGTACTGATATGCGGCTCCCACTATGGCTCTACGTCGATAGGGAAAGCGCCATTGAGGCCGGGATGACCCATGAGGGCCGTCTATTCGGCGTTCCGGCCTGGTTGCGCGAAGACAGCGATACCCAGGTGACCGCCAGTCCGAAGGTTCCGGTGTTGCACCTGTGGTGCATGGCAGTGGACCTGGTTCTGGAGATCGCCACTGCGTTCGTACAAGCGGATCGCACCCTGGAATCACCCATCACCCTCGGTAGGAGGATCGCGCCATGAGGTTCGCACTCCTGTTGGCGGTCTCGCTGCTGGCCGCGTGCCAGCCCGCACCTACCAAGCCGAACCCGCCGCCGGCAGCCGTCATCACGGTCCCGGTGGCCACCTACGTGCCGATCGATGGCCAGCTGCGCAAGCGATGCAAGTGGGTGAAGGAAGCGGCGCCGTCTGCCGTGTTCGAGGTGAGCAACGGCCGGAAGCGTTGCCTGCTGCAGTACGAAGCCCAGCTCGAAGCCATTGACCAGGTACAGGGCAAGCCTGTGCCGGAGGAGGATGAATGAACCGGCGTCGATTCCTGCGCGCGCTGGGTGCCGTACCCGTCATTGCAGCGGTTCCGGCCGTCGTAGCTCGCTTGGCGCCCGTTGCAGCTACTTCGGTGACTGCTGACAGCTTCAAGGTGCTGGCCCCGGACGGCGCCGTGCCACTGGAGGTAGGTGACGGAGCCACGACCATTCGCCATACAGGTGGGCGGACTGAGTACCGGGACGGCCGTTGGGACGTTTACGACGCGCGAGGCGTACTGAGGATCAGCATGGGGTGCCTGTGATGGCCCCCAGAGGCAAGGCGGAACGCCGCATGCTCGCGCTGGGCCGGCTGAAGACCGGCGAGATGAACAAGACCGAGGCCGCGTATGCCGAGCGGCTGCGCGCGCTGGAGGCATCCGGCCAGATCCTCTGGCACAAGTTCGAGGGGCTGAAGCTGAGGCTGGCCGACAACACGTTCTTCACCCCGGACTTTGCGGTGGTGGCCGCTGATGGCGTCATGGAGTGCCACGAGGTGAAGGGGCACTGGCAGGACGATGCACGGGCCAAGATCAAGATCGCCGCGGCCATGTACCCGTTCCGCTTCATTGCGGTGAAGGTGCGGCGCAAGCGCGACGGCGGCGGATGGGAGGTGGAGGAGTTCTGATGAACAGGAACGTACACACGACCGCTGATGGGCGTGGCAAGCGACGCGTACTGCTGGATGGCAGGGAGATCAGAAAGGTCGTTTATGCCGACACACGAAAGGGCGTGGTTCGGTACTACCCCGAGCCGGTGCGCATCCACAAGCACGGCAAGCGCGCCGTCATGAAGACCAAGCACGGCAAGGTCGAAGTGGAGTTCGTCAATGGCTGAGACCGTGATCGCTGCTATCCGCACGCGGTGGTGGCTGCGTTGCTACTTGGCCACGGTGGTGTGGTTTGCCAGGACGACGGGCATGGAACCGGACTGGGAACGGGTCGAGGGGTGGATACGCCGCGGCTTGGTATTGCGAACGACGAGGGTTGCTGATGGACGTTCCACGGATTGAAGAGGTTGCGGCAGCACTGGCCGCTGAGCAGGCGGCGCGCGCTGGTGCTGACGCTGCCCTGGCAGCGCTCATCGAAGGCAGCACCGACAGCCGCATCGACCGACTGGTCGGGATCATCGAGCAGCAGGGCAAGCAGATCGCCGAGCTGGCAATGCACGTTGGCCTGCTCGTGCAGGCGGTGGCGCAGCTGCTGGGCGAGGAGGCCGGTGCACCGGTGCAGGATGAAGGTGCCGAGCCTGAGCGTGTCGACCTGGACGGGAAGTCCTACTGATGCCAACCCGGCCACCCCAGCACCGTGCGGCTGGCTGGCGCCCCTACAAGGAGACCAGCGCCCAGGTTCGCAAGAGACAGGCGCGCCGCGCGCTGCCCACCAATTCCTCGTTGTGGCGCCGGATCCGTGCGGTAGTGCTGGCTCGTGAGCCGCTGTGCAGATGTTGTGCTGAGCAGGGCAGGGTGCGGGCGGCCACTGAGGTCGACCACATCAACGGGGACGACGGCAACAACGCCGACACCAACCTGCAGCCGCTGTGCCGACCGTGCCATAGCGCCAAGACTGCACGGGAGAACGGCGGGTTCGGCAGGGATGCCCGCCAGCCCGGCGGAGCTGAAGGAGCGGCGAGTTATCCACAGAATGCTGAACGGAAAGGGAGGGGGGAGGGTCAAAGTTGAGGGCCTTCCCCGCTCGATACGCGCGCCCCCCTTTCTTCTCGCGTCCACAGAATTTGAATTTTGGATTTGGAGCTGACCGGCGATGGCCAGGCACAAGCAGCCCGCCGAGCTGGCAAAGCTCAAGGGGGCGGACAAGCGCAACCCGCAGCGTTACAGGGCCGAGGTGCCAAAGACGGGAAAGGCCCTGGGCAAGGTGCCCGGCCATCTGCCGGACGAGGTCGCGGTCGTCTGGAAGGAGCTGGAGAAGTGCGCCCTGCCTGGCGTCCTGACCAGCGCCGACCGATTCATCATGGAGGTGGCGTCATCGCTGCTTTCCGAGTTCCGTGCCAACCGCGGCGAGTTCGTTGCGGCCAAGTACTCCCACCTGATCGGCTGCCTGGCGCGCCTGGGCCTGACCCCGGCTGACCGTCAGAAGCTGGGGACCGAAAAGACCCCGGAGGGCAACCCATTCGACGAGTTCTGATCCATGACGCCGAGCGAATCAGCCAAGGCATACGCCAAGGGCGTCACGTCAGGAAAGATCCCGGCCGGCGAGTTCATCCGTCTGGCGTGCCAGCGGTTCCTGGATGACCTGAAGCGCAAGGGGGCCGACTGGCCCTACAAGTACGACGCCGAGAAGGCGGACCGCGCGGTGCGGTTCATGGAGAAGATGCCGCACACGAAAGGAAAGTGGGCGGCGCAGAAGCGCCTGCTGGTGCTGGAGCCCTGGCAGCACTTCATCGAGTGCAATCTGTTCGGCTGGGTCCACAAGAAGACCGGGCACCGGCGCTTCCGCCGCGCATACGAGGAGATCCCGCGCAAGAACGGCAAGTCGTTGCGACTGGCTGCCCGTGGCCTGTACCTGTTCTGCGCTGACGGCGAGGCGGGCGCGGAGGTCTATTCGGGCGCTACCAGCGAGAAGCAGGCGTACGAGGTGTTCCGCCCGGCCTGGCAAATGGTCCAGAAACTGCCGGCGCTGCGCGCCCGGTTCGGTATCGAACAGGCGGGCAACCCGAAGAACCCGGGCCCGCTGTTCGTCATGGAGGATATGTCCAAGTTCGAGACGATGATCGGCAAGCCCGGCGACGGCTCCAGCCCGCATGCGGCGCTGGTGGACGAGTACCACGAACATGACGATGACCACATGGTCGACGCCATGGAAACCGGCATGGGCGCGCGCGAGCAACCCCTGCTGTCGATCATCACCACGGCGGGCACAAACCTCTCCGGCCCATGCTTCGAGATGCGGGGCGATGCCATCCGCATCCTGCGCGGTGAGGTGACCGACGAGACGGTTTTCGCGGCTATCTACTGCATAGACGAGGGCGACCGCTGGGACGATCCGGCGAGCCTGCGCAAGGCCAACCCGAACTACGGTGTTTCCGTGTTCGAGCAGTTCCTGCTCGACCAGCTCGCCAAGGCAAAGCGGTCGGCCAGCAAGCAAAGCGCGTTCCGTACCAAGCACCTGAACGACTGGGTCGGTGCCAAGCTGGCATGGATGAACATGCTGGCCTGGCAGCGGCAGAAACGAAGGTTTGAGGTGTCGGACTTTGCGGGCTGTCCGTGCTGGGTGGGCGTCGATCTGGCATCCAAGCTGGACGTGGCGGCCGTTGTGCTGCTGTTCGAGAAGGGCGATAGCTACTACGTCATTCCCCGGTTCTACGTGCCGGAGTCGGCCGTGGAGGAAAACGAGAAGTACCAGCAGTTCCTGCTGGACGAGCTGATCGTGTCCACGCCCGGGAACATGACGGACTACGCGTTCATCGAAGAAGAGCTGAAAGAGCTTGCGGCACAAGGCATCGACGTGCAGGACATTGCCTTTGACCCGGCGCAGGCGGCGTACCTGATGACGCGCCTTGAACAGGAAGGACTGCCGACCGTGGAGATGGCGCAGTCAGTGCGCAACCTCTCCGAGCCCATGAAGGAAGTGGAAGCCCTGATTCTGTCGCGGCGCCTGTGGCACGACGGCAACGCGGCCATGACCTGGATGATGGGCAACGTCGTGGCGCGCGTGGATGCCAAGGAACACGTCTATCCCCGCAAGGAAAAGATGGAAAGCAAGATCGACGGCGCGGTGGCGCTAATCATGGCCATGGGCCGCGCCATGCAGGCGCGGGACACCGGCACAACCCAACAAGGCTTCGTGGTGATCGACTGATGTTCGGACTATTCGAGAAGTACCGGCGGGCCGATGCCCGCGACCGTATCGAGCCGACGATCAGCAACCTGGTCGACGGCGAGGTGATCCAGTCCTCCGGCATGGGCATGTTCGAGGTGTTCGGGAATCCGACGACGGCCTCCGGCGCCGTGGTCAGCCCGGAATCAGCGATGCGGGTCTCGGCGGTGTTTGCCGCCGTCTCTCTGCTTGCTGGTGCGATCGCCCAGCTGCCGCTGCCCGTGTTTGAGCGGGTGGATGGCCATCGCAAGCGGGCGGAGCATGATTACTGGTGGCTGCTGAACGAGCAGTTCTCGTCCGGCTGGTCGAGCGCCACCGGCTGGGAGTTCATCGTCGGCCAGATGCTGCTGCGCGGTGATGGCGTGGTGTACGTGACGCGCAACCGTGCCGGGGTGGCGACCGGGTTGATCCCCTGGCCACGCGACAGGGTGATGATCCTCAAGCAGGAGAAGACCAGCCCGCGCGAACCGACGCGCCTGCAGTACACGTTCCACGACGCGGACGGGTACTTCACCGTCGACCAGGACGACGTGCTCCATTTCCCCGGCTTCGGTTTCAACGGCGTGCACGGCATGTCGGTGATCCAGTGGGGCGCGCGGAACGGCATCGGCATCGCCATCCAAGGTGACGAGCACGCCGGCAAGTTCTTCAGCGAGGGCGGCAAGCCCGAAGTGGCCATCCGAACGCCCAACAAGATGACCAAGGAGCAGCAGGACGATTTCCGCGATGCCTGGGTCAAGAAGTACGGCGGGGTGCAGGGTAACCGTCGCATTCCGCTGGTTCTGACCGAGGGGCTGGAGGTTCACGAACTGACCATGTCAGCGGTCGACCAGCAGCTGCTGGAGTCCCGACAGTGGCAGGTGATCGATGTGGCCCGCGCCTTCGGTGTGCCGCCCCACATGATCGGTGAAACCACCAAGGCGACCAGCTGGGGCAGTGGCATCGAGAGCATGGGCATCGGCTTCGTGAAGTACACGCTGGGCCCGCACCTGAAGCGGATCAAGGACGAGTTGAACCGCAAGCTGTTCCGCACGCCGCGCTACTTCGTTGAGCACAACGTGGACATGTTCATGGCCGGCGACTCGAAGACGCAGGCCGAGTACTTCAGCAAGGCGTTGGGTGGCCCTGGCACGCAAGGCTGGATGGTCGTCAACGAAGTCCGCCGCCTCAAGAACCTGCCTCCCATCGAGGGCGGCGACAAGCTCTACCAACCGAAAGAACCCGCGCCACCGGCCAAGCCGGGCGGAGATGACCCTGAAAGGAACCCTGACGATGCCGATTCCTAAGCTGCTGCAGCTGGCCAAGAACAACGCCGGCCAGTCCAAGCCCATCCGGGCGGAGACCGAAGGTAAGGAGGCAACCATCTACCTGCACGGCGTCATCGGCGGGTGGTGGGGCGACATTGACGAGACGATGTTTGCCCAGGCCATGGCCGGCATCGACGCGGACGTGATCCATCTGCGCATCGACTCGCCCGGCGGCGACGTGTTTGCGGCCCGATCGATGATGACGGCTATCGCCCAGCACAAGGCCACTGTCATCGCCCACATCGATGGCTTGGCTGCCTCGGCTATGACCGGGGTCTGCATGGCGTGCGACAAGGTCGAGATCAGCCAAGGTGGTGCGTTCATGATCCACAACGCATGGACCATCACGGTCGGCAACAAGGCCGACATGACCAAGACTGGTGAGCTGCTGGCCAAGATCGATGCCGGCCTGGCCGGCGACTACACCCGCCGTACTGGAAAGGATCAGGCGCAGATCGTCCAGTGGATGGACGAAGAGACGTGGTTCACGGCCGACGAAGCCAAGGAACACGGCTTCGCAGACGAGGTGGTGGAGATCGTGGGCAAGAAGAAGGCATCCAACACCTGGGACCTGTCCGCCTACGACAACGCGCCTGCCGCACTGGCCAACCGTACCCCCGAACCCGACGACGGCGCCGCCGCCGCCCACAAGGCCAACCTGTCGCGCCGCCTGGCGCTGCTGGAACGCTCCGCTGCGTAAGCGGCTCCCGCCCGCAGTTCATCCCGACCGCCGAAAGGCGGTTTTTTTTCGACACGAGGAAATCACCAATGCCCTTCAACATTCAGGCCGAGCGGGAGCGCCGCACCGCGCTGGCAAAGGAAACCCGCAACCTGCTGGACACCAGCACCGGTGACGGAAACAAGTGGACGCCGGAGAACCAGGCCAAGTACGACAACAACATCGCCGAGATCGAGCGCATCGACGCGGCGATCGAGCGTCATCAGAAGGTCATGGACCTGACGGCCGACGAAGCACTGCGCGAGCAGGGTGTGCGTGAACACGACACCGCCAACCGCAGCGGCCGGGAGCTGTCCAACGAGATGCGCCTGTTCGACCGCTGGGCACGCGGCGGTGACAGCGCCCTGAGCGCTGAGGACTGGAAGCAGGTCAACGCCGCCATGTCGGGCAATCCGGCCGTCAACCCGGAACAGGGTGGCTACACCGTGCCGACCACGCTGGCCGAGCAGATTCTGGAGGCTCTGAAAGCGTTCGGCGGCATGCGCCAGGTGGCTGATGTGTTCAGCACTGCCGGCGGTGAGCCGATGCAGTACCCGACCAGCGATGGCACCTCCGAAGAGGGCGAACTGGTCGCTGAAAACCAGTCGGCGAACGACCAGGATGTGGCCTTCGGCACCAAGGGCCTGCAGGTGTACAAGTACAGCTCCAAGGTGGTGACCGTGCCGTGGGAGCTGCTGCAGGACAGCACGGCCGATATCGCCGGCTTCATCGAGAAGCGCCTGCAGACCCGCCTGGGCCGCGTCACCAACCGCCACTACTCTGTCGGCACCGGCGTTGGCCAGCCGATGGGCGCCTTTACTGCCGCGACGGTGGGCAAGATCGGCGCTGTCTCGGCGCTGCCGATCGTCACCTACGACGACCTGGTCGACCTGGAGCACAGCGTCGATCCGGCGTATCGCCAGCTGGCCAAGTGGATGTTCCACGACGACATGCTGAAGCTGATCCGCAAGGTGAAGGACGACCAGGGCCGGCCGATCTTCGTGCCGGGTTACGAGCAGGGCAATCCGGGCGGTGCGCCGGATCGTCTGCTGAACCGCGATATCCAGACCAACCAGCACGCCCCGGCCCCGGCCGCAGGCGCAACCTCGATCGCGTTCGGCGACTTCAGCTACTACAAGATCCGCGACGTGATGGCAGTGACCCTGTTCCGCTTCGCCGACTCGGCCTATGTGAAGAAGGGCCAGGTGGGCTTCATGGCCTGGATGCGCTCCGGCGGCAACCTGGTCGACGTGGGCGGCGCGGTGAAGACCTTCAAGCACGGCGCTGCGGCTTAACCGCCTCGGCCCACGAACGGAGGGACGCCCCAGCGCGGGCGTCCCTTGGAGACGATCATGGCAAAGCAGAAGAACACCCTCGCTCAGGCGGCCGGCCGTCCGCTCGATGCGGAGGAAGCGCCAGCTGCGGTAGTGGACGCAGCGGCTGGCCAGGGCGCGCAGCCGGGCGCCGAAAGCCCCGACGCTGACGCGGTAGCCGCCGTCGGTGAGCCGGAGACGGATGAGGGCGGATCCAGCCAGACGCCCGAAACCGTGGCGACGGACAATGACGTGCCGTCACCGAATGAAGAACCGGCTCCGCCGGAGGGTGACACCGTGCCGGCGCTGGTGCTCAGTGACAACCACCTGGGCAAGGTAGGCGAAGTGATACAGGTCAACGCGGCTCATGTTGATGCGCTGCGCCTTGGCGGGCTGATCGACCCCCACCCCAACGCCATCAAGTCGGCCACGCCGGAGGAATGACCCATGCTGCGCACGTTGACCCCGGCGGCAGAGGAACCCGTGTCGCTGAGCGAAGCGAAGGCGCACCTGGTAGTTATCCACGATGCGGACGACGCGCTGATCGGCGCCTTCATCACCGCCGCGCGTGAGTCGGTGGAGCGCACCACGGGGTATGCGTTGGCAGCAGCGACCTATGAGTGGACCCCGGTCGGCGAGGGCCGCTCTCCGCTGCCGATCGAGCCGGCCACGCTCGACAGTGAACCGGGCGCCTATCCGGTGAAGTTCACGACGACGCCGGGGCCGCTTCCGGGGCCGCTGCGCGCGGCCGTGCTGCTGTTGCTGGGTGACCTGTACGCCAACCGCGAGGCGGTCGTGGCTGGCTCGCAGTTGGCCGAGAACCCAACCTTGGATCGGCTGATGTTCCCCTACCGACGGGTGTTGCCATGAGGCGAGCAGGCAAATACCGGCATCGGATCGAGCTGCAGGATTACGGCCCGGTGCGTGATCCGCTCGGCGGGGACGTGAAGCAATGGCGTAGATGGCGGGCTGACGTGCCGGCAGAGGTAGTTCCGCTCTCGGGTCGAGAGTTCACTGCGGCCTCGGCCGAGCATGGGCAGGTAACTGCACGCATCGAGATCCCTTACCTGCCCGGGGTAAAGCCGACCATGCGTGCGGTGTTTGACGGGCAGGTGTACGCGATTCGTGCGGTGCTGCCGGATGCGACAGCACGCGGGCATATCACGCTGATGGTCGATGCCGGGGTGTCCGATGGCTGAGCAAGTGAAGATCGACGGCCTGGACGGCCTCCTGCGCTCACTGCGGGAGGCGCCCAAGGCGATTCAAGGGCGAGCCGTGCAAGCCGGTATGCGCAAAGGTGGCAACGTCATCCGTGACGATGCCCGCCGCCGCGCCCCGAGAGCATCGGGGTTCATGGCCTCGCAGATCGTCACCCGCCGGGCCAACACCAAGAGTCGGCAGCGCGCAGGTGTAGGCCAGGGCGGCGAGTACTACACGGTCGGGGTTAAGACCGGTCGCCGGCGCAAGTACGCCAACACCAAGCGCAACCGGCGCCGCGGCCGCGTCGGGAAGGTCTATGAGGAGGCGGGCTGGGCCTACTACTGGCGCTTCAAGGAATTCGGCACCAGGAAGATGAGGGCCGAGCCGTTCCTCACGCCGGCAGGCGAGACCAAGGGACCGGAGGC